CGGATTGCTGGTGCGGTCCGACACCAGATCCGGTAGTGCCGGATGTGTTTATTCACCGGGATTGCGGAAGGTGACATAGGCTGATGCGCGACGGTGAGACTGAGGCGATGCTCGCCAAGCTCGACGCGATCATCGCGCTACTAAAGGAACTGTGTGCGAGGGGCCAGCAGCAGGCGGGCGAGATCGTCGAACCGACCGGAGCAGGAGGTTTCGATCGGTCTCGGGAGTTGAACCCAATCGGACGCCCCGTCATTGGTAGCGCGCTCGTGCGCGCGAGGGAGTGCCGGTGAGCCTGCAAAGCACCGGCGGGCGCAATGGCTCGCAGAAGGTCTTCACTGAAGAATTGTTTGAAGAGATTTGCGATAGGCTCGCGACCGGAGAGAGTTTGCGGGGTATTTGTCGTGATCCGCAGATGCCTGATGAGAAGGCAGTAAGGAAATGGTTAGCGAAAGACGCCGCTCACCTCGGTCCGCGGTATGCCCTCGCGCGCGAGATGGGTTTTGATAGTATAGCCGAAGAAGTAATCGAGATATCAGACACGCCTTGTCTTGGTCCGGATGGCTATGTCGACAACGGAGCTGTCCAGAGAGCGCGTTTAATGTCTGACAGCCGGCGCTGGTTCTTGTCGAAAGCTATGCCGCGCAAGTACGGCGATAAAGTCACTCAAGAGTTAGTCGGCAACCCGGACGCACCGATTGTGACGCGCATTGAGCTGGTGCCGGTCGCACCGATCACGCGCCGTTTGCCAAAGCCGGAAGCCGAGTAACCGCTTCGTCTCGCTTGGGTATACCCCAGGCACACAAGACGACGAGACGTTATTTGCGTCTCATCAGGGTCGAAACGATGGTTAAGAGACGCAGTGCGGCGCGGGTCTAGATCCTAACGAGACATCTCGTCTCTCGCTTCATGCGCTGTAGCCGTCTGGTCTGGTTAGGAGCCTACCTCCCGGACAATCAGCAGCCAGCGCGGCTCACCTGGACTAGGCCCCCTGGGGTCACCCCCGAAGACGATGGTTCCATCCGGCTGGCTGACGGCCCCACACCGCATCCGTGTTGGGCGCACACCGCATCCGTGTTGGGCACACCGCATCCGTGTTGGGGCCCCACACCGCATCCGTGTTGGGGCGCACCCTCCCGAATATTTTTTTTTGAGGCCCGGCATGAGATCGCCACAACCTTTGCGTGTTCTAGCGCCAGCCGCGCTCGTTTTAATCTTGTCATCTATATATATGTGCGCACGCGCGCAGGTTCCTTTTCTGGCGGGGGGTGCGACGGTGAGCCTGGCGGCGACCGGGACGACCTCGCGGGTGCAGGTGCAGACGGGGCCGAACAGCAAGGCTATGCGTCTTTATAATAGCGGCACGGTGGCGGTGTTCATCGTTTGCGGCGATGTCACGGCTGTCGCGACGACCGCGAGCCTGCCGATTGCGCCGGGCACGGTTGAAGTGTTGGGCTGTGCGCAGCAGTACATTGCGGGGATCACCGGCGGCACGGCGGCGACGCTTTATATAACGCCGGGCGACGGGTTATGAGGGTTGCTGGCCTAACTGCGGCGGTGCTGCTGCTGGCGGCATCGCCGGTGGTGGCGCGGATGCACGCCGGGCCAAACGTGCTGCGTGCTGGGCACCGGCTGGCGGGGGCGATTGCGCCGTTGGATGGCGGTGGGTCTTTTGCGAGCCCGGCGGGTGCGTACAGTTTTCGCAAGCTGAAGAGCGGCTACGCTGGCCCCGGCATCAAATTGCGGCGGGCCAGCGACAACGCCACCCAGAACATCAATTTTCTGGGCTTCACCGGCTTTACCGGGGCGCCGTTGGATGTGGCGGCGGCGAGTGCGTTCTGCAGTGCCACCACCTGCACGATGGACACCTGGTATGATCAGAGCGGCAACGCGCGCCACATTGCGCAGGGCTTTGGGCCTGGGCAGCCGGATTTTGTGGCGAATTGCCTCGGCGGCCAGCCGTGCCTGCAGCTTAGTAACAGCGGCATGACGTTGCAGTCGGCCAGCGTGACGCCGGCGACGGGTGTGCAGTCTCTGTCGGCGGTGGCGAACCGCAACGCCGGGACGACGGGTGTGGGGCGGATTGCGTTGCTGAATGGCGATGTCAACCGGCTGTATACCGGCGGCGCGGCGAACACGTGGGTCTGGGACGCTGCGACTGGCGGGGGTGGCAGCCTGGCGGTGGTGGCGGCGGATGCGGCATGGCACGCCTTTCAGGGCACGCTGAACGGTGCGTCGAGCTATGCTTTTCTCGACGGGACGGCGACGACGGGGACATTGACTGGCAGCGCGGCGGCGGGGGTTTACGGCAATATCGGGCCGAGTGTGGGGAGTATCCGCGAGGCTGAGTTGATCATCTGGGACAATTACGCACTGACCCCGGCTGAGCGCGCGGCACTCACCAGCAATCAGCGCCAGTACTGGGGGTTTTGATGCGCCGGGTTTTTCCTGCTGCGATGGTGCTGGCGCTGGTCAGCACTATCGCTGTGGCTGACATGTACCAGAATATGTCGAATGTGACGAACCCGGTAGTGTCGGGCATCAAGTCGATACCGCCGGGCTCTATCCTGCCGGATCCGGGCGCCTGGGGCAGTAGTTACAGCGGGTACAATGCCAATCTGGAAGACCCGACAGGGGCTGGCGGCAATCGGTTTATCCTAAACATCCAGGGTGGTGCGGAGACGACGACGACGACGGGGCCGGGGTATGAGCGGGCTGGGCTGTTGATCCAGACATACACGCGCGATCCCTCGTCCGGGGCGCGGAACCTTGACATGGTAGGGTTGGACACGCGGGGCAGGGTCATGACGCCGAACATGCAGGGTCGGGCCTGGGGGTTATTTTCCAGCGGCCGGGTGGACGCTGGGTCGGACGGGTACGCGCTGGCGGCCGAGATGTCACTGGAGAACTTTGCAGCGTTGGATCAGCCCAACCACGACACGACGACATCGAAATACATCATGCACTTGATGCCGGCCGGCACGCAGAACGTGACGGGAGGCATTTATTTTGGCGAGGCGGCCGGTTCGGCGGCGCGGTTGCACTGCGGGCTGTGCATCAAGGCGGCGGCGATCGGGACGGCGCCGAACGACCGGGCGATTTGGGTGGGGACACCGGGATCGCCGGAGTATTTCGCGGTGTCGCGCGATGGCACGGTGAAGGCGGCCGGGATTGTCCTGCCGGTAATGCTGGGGTCTTGTTCCGGGGCGGCGCCCGGCACGCTGTGGAATAACGCCGGCGTGGTGAATGTCTGTCCGTGAGCGTAATATGACCGCGGGGCGGATCGAACTGCCGGAGAAACTGATCCCGGTGTTCAGTGGCGAGGCGTTGTATCGTGGGGCATACGGCGGTCGCGGTAGCGCAAAGAGCAGATCCTTTGCCAAGATGGCGGCGGTGCACGGGTTGCGCTGCGCCCTGGCGAAGGAAAGCGGGGTTATTGTCTGCGGCCGCGAGTTCCAGAACAGCCTCGACGAAAGCAGCATGGCGGAGGTCAAGCAGGCGATCGAGACCGAGCCGTGGCTGGCCGCTAACTACGAGATCGGCGAGAAATTCATTCGGACCCGCGACGGGCGGATCGATTTCTCTTTTGTCGGCCTTAGAAGAAACATCGAGAGCGTCAAATCGACCGCCAGGATACGCCTTCTGTGGGTCGACGAGGCCGAGCCGGTATCGGAGATGGCGTGGCAGAAGGCGATACCCACGGTCCGCGAGGAGAATGCGGAAATCTGGGTGACCTGGAACCCCGAGCGGCGCGCCAGCGCCACCAACCAGCGATTTCGCGTCAACCCGCCGGAAAACAGCAAGATTGTCGAACTGAACTGGCGCGACAACGCCTGGTTCCCGTCGACCCTCGATCAGATCCGCCGCGAGGACGAGGCGAAGCGGCCGGAGCAGTACCCGCACATCTGGGAGGGCGAGTATGCAATCGCCCACGCCGGCGCCTACTACGCTAAATTTCTGTCGGATGCGAGCCAAGAGGGCCGCATCGGCCGGGTCACAAAGGACCCGCTGCTGGCGGTGCGAGCGTATTGCGATTTGGGCGGCACGGGCGCCCGCAGCGATGCGTTCGCGATGTGGGTTTGCCAGTTTGTCGGTCGCGAGGTGCGGGTGCTCGATTACTACGAGGCGGTCGGGCAGAGCCTTGGCGTGCATGTCGATTGGCTGCGCGAGCGCGGTTGGGGCAAGGCGCAGATTTTTCTCCCCCATGACGGCGCGACCCATGACCGGGTCTATGACGTGTCGTTTGAGAGTGCTTTTCGGGCGGCCGGGTTCAATGTGGAGGTGATCCCCAACCAGGGTCGCGGCGCCGCGAGGGCACGCATCGAGGCGGCTCGCCGGCTATTTCCGGCCGTCTGGTTTAACGCCGAGACGACGGAAGCCGGCAGGGACGCGCTAGGCTGGTATCACGAGAAGCGCAGCGATGATTGGCGCGAGGTGGGGTTGGGACCGGAGCATGATTTTTCGAGCCATGGGTCGGACGCTTTTGGGCTCATGGCGGTGGCATACGAGACCCCGGCCGGGCGGCCGAAGGCGATCCGCTATCCGCAACTTGGTATCGTATAAAACACAGGAAAATCAATGACACAGAGTGACAGTGTGATGTTCACTGAGCTGCAGGAGCGCGTGGCGCGTCTGGAGGTGCTCGTCGACAATCTGCGCGAGCGCTGCACCGAGCTGGCGGGCCTCGTTCACGGTCACGAGGAGAGCCTTGAAGAATTGCTCGGGCCATCGCCGGATCACGCCGCAGCCCGCAAGGAGAAGAACCAATTGTACGGGCGCGGCACCGGGCGGCGGGTGGTGTCATAGTGCCGTCAAAATCGCCGGCCCAGCGCCGCACGATGGCGGCGGCGGCGCATAACCCGGCATTTGCTAAAAAGCTCGGTATCCCACAATCCGTCGCGCGTGAGTTTAACAAGGCCGACGCCGCCAAACGGAAGCCTGGCAAGAAGGCGACAACCCGATGAAAGCGAAGCCAAAAGGCCACCCGCCCAAGACGGCGTTGGAGAAGGGTTTGGTTGCGCTGGCTAAAAAGTACGATTTGGCCGAAGTGACGGCAACCAAGCGGAAGCCGGGCAAGAAGGCTCGTTGATGATCGGCAATTTCGGCACCGACTACCAGCAGCCCGTCGCGCAAGGGCTCGACCTGCCTGACGGGCTGGACGAAGACGAAGTAAAACAGGTCGTCCAGCAGGAATTGCAGGCGGCGCTCGGGCAGGATGGCGGGAGCCTGGCGCAGGAGCGATTGCAGGCGCAGAAATACTTTGCCGGAGAGCCCTTAGGCAACGAGGTCGAGGGCCGCAGTCAGCTTGTCTTCAAGACGGTCCTGGAGGCTGTCGAGTGGGCCTTGCCGGCACTCTTGCGGATTTTTACCGCCTCGGATCAGATTTGCATCGTCGATCCGCCGCGGCCGGGGCTGGAGGCGCGCGCCGCCCAGGCAAGCGAGTACCTCAATCATATTTTTCACCGCGACAACCCCGGCTTTATGATCCTCCATGACTGGCTGTTCGATGCGCTCCTGGAAAAGGTAGGCTGGGTAAAGTATTGGTGGAACACCCAGAAAACTGTCGAAAGCAAGACTTATACCGGGCTGACCCAGGAGCAATACGACGCGCTGTTGGGCCAGGACGCGGATGTCGAGGTGGTGAAAATCCGGCGTTACGCCCAGGACGCTGACGAGTTCAACATGGATCGGCCGCAGGTGCCGCCTCCTCCGCCTCTACTTCCTCCCATGCCGCCTCTAGGGCCTCCCGTGCCGCCGTTAGCGAATTATGGGCTAACTCCAACTGCGCCGGGTATAAACGGTTCCGCCATTTCTGCGGCACGCTTTCCAGGTTCAGCAGCATCATCGCCGCCGCGTGGAATGCCCCTTCCGCCGCCTCCAGGCGCTGTTCCGCTGTCAATGTCGCCGCCATCGCCTCCTCCGGTCGAGCTGATCGATGTTACTCTCAGGATTACTCGCGAACACGGCCGGGCGGTTATCGAAAACGTGCCGCCGGAAGAGATCCTGTTCAGTCGGCGGGCAAAGCGCGACGATATTCCCTACCTGTGCCACCGCCGCCGCTGGACCCGCAGCGATTTGATCCAGCAGGGCTACGACGAGGCCTCTTTGGAGGATATCCCGGCCAACGAGAGCCTGGACTGGAACCAGGAGCGGGTAGAGCGCCACCGGCTCGACGACGATACGCCGCAATACGAGCGCACCGACGCCGGCGAGCATCTCTGGATCGAAGAGAATTACGTCCAGCTCAGCCGCGACGGCAAGGCTGGCCGGACCACCGAGCTCTACAAGGTGATGACGGCCGGCAACGGTCGGGTCATCCTGACCCGCGACGGCGAGCCGTGTATCGACTGCGTTGACGAGGCGCCGTTTGTCAGCGTCACGCCGATCCCGATGAGCCACCGGTTGGTCGGGATGAGCCTGGCGGACCTGGTGATGGATCTGCAGTACGTCAAATCGGTCATCATGCGGCAGATGCTCGA